GGTGATTACCAAGGAGCAGTACGCCCAGCAGTTCGGAGTGGACCTGGTGGAGCAGGAGGAAGAGCAGAGCCAGCTGGACAAGATCCTCAACGCCCAGGTGGAGCTCCGTGGAACCGTGGGAGGAGTGGATGGAATCATATCGATAAATCAAGCCGTTGCAGCAGGGCAGATGACCAGGGCCTCAGCTATCAACGTGCTGGTAAATGTATATGGATACGATCAGGCAGTGGCAGCCTCCATGATCACAGATCAAGGGACAGGACAATGAAATCCAACATAAACTAAAAACACCCAATCAATGGCAACTACCATCAACGTCACCAGAGCTCAGCTCATGCAGTACCATCATGAGCTCAGCAGTATGAAGGGAGGTATCTTGGAGCACTTCCTGGCATCCAAGACCACCGCCTTCTATCAGAACAACTCCCTACGGATCAACACCATCACCGATGCCCTGAACGAGAAGCGCAAGGAGTACTTCGTCTACGTCAAGAACGAGAAGGGCGAGGAGCACCTGGTCTACGAAGGAGAGGGGGAGGCCCGGAAGGCCGTAGTCCAAGAGGGAAAGGACGTGGAGGAGTATCGAGCTTGGTATAAAGAATACATGGCCCAGGAGATCGCTATTCAGATTTAATAACTTTGCCAATGCCGGAACCCTATCAAGGTGAAGACAGAGAAGAATTCATATCCCGTTGTATGTCGGATGACGAAGCCATGGAGACCTTCCCGGACCAAGACCAGCGCTTCGCCTTCTGCCAGGCGCAATGGGAAAACGAAAACAAAGCCAAAGCCATGAAAGCTACCAAGCACTCCCACTATTCAGTTAAGCCCTGCGGAAGCATCCAGGCAGCCATAAAAGACGTGGACACCGAGACAAGAACGGTGACCGGCTTTTTTAACACCTTCCACTTCCTGGATTCTGACCGGGATGTCCTGCTGCCGGGAGCAGCCAAGAAGAGCATCAAGGAACGTGGCCCCAAGAGCCAGGCCGTGGCCAAGATCAAGCACGCTATGGATCATGACCTCACCCGCCTGCCGGGCAAGATCGTGACCCTGGAGGAGCGGGAGATTGACGGCATCAAGGGAATTTATTTTGAAACGCGCATGGCAGATACTACCCTTGGTAACGACACCTTGAAGAACTACCTGGAGAAGATCTACGATAATCACAGCATCGGCTTCCAGTATCTGCAGATGGAGATGGTGGAGCGGGATGCCAAGGGCTGGGACAAACTCGTGGGGCAGCTTATCAATCCGGAGGAGGCCGAGAAGGTCAACATCATGTGGGCCGTCAAGGAGATCGCCCTCTTTGAGGGCAGCACCGTGGCCTTCGGAGCCAATCAGCTCACGCCCTTCCTTGGGGTGAAGAGCGGAAACAAGGAAGCCCTCAAGCTGGCCCTATTCGACCGCATGGAGAAGCTCACCAAGGCGCTCAGGAATGGAACTCAATCCGATGAGACTATGGAGACCTTCGAGCTCCAGGTGCTGCAGATGAAACAGATGCTCGATGAGATCGTGGAGGGAGTGGAGCTGGTACCAAAGCCAATCACCACCACCACCATCATCAAGCCAGAAGAGCAGCAGAAGAATGATACGCTGATCACAGACAGCCTGCTTAAAAACCTGTTTTGATTTTTGCCATATCTTTGTAGCCCAGAAGAGGAAGTCACTATCCACCTCGCCCAAGGGACACTCTCAAAAGGAGCCGACCCGTCCGGTGAATGAGCATAGCCGAGAAGCCTCGACAGCTTATTCATTTAACCAAAAAACTCAAGAAACGTGAAACAATTCAGAAACAAGTTCAACTTCAAGATGAAGTTCCTTTTCGCACTCTGCGCCATCGTAGTTTGCGCCTTTGCCGTCAGCCCAATGATGACGGACCCTATCTCAACTATCGGCTCCATTTCCATGGCAATGGCCCTTCCCATGGGCATCTTTCTTGACCCCGGAACAGGTGGAGCAGGAGGAGGAGTAGACCCAAAGGAAACACAGCTCCTGGAGAAGATCCGTGCCGAAGTCACTAAATCCTTTTCCCAACTTGTGGAAGGCAGTGAAGACTTCAAAGCCCTCAAATCTCTACAGGAGAAACTAAAGGGAGCCAGTTCAGCAGAAGATCTAAAAGCTCTTAAGACAGAAATCGAGAAGCTTGGATTAGATCTCAAAGCCCTAAGCGAGAAAAACGACAAGAAGCAGGACGGATCGAAGAGCTTCGGTGATGCCTTGATCACAGCCTTTAAAAGCTTATTTAATGAAGATGGCACCCCAAAAGAGCAAATCAAGGAGCTCAAGCGCTCCAAAGGAAGCCACATTATTCTGGACATCAAAGCCCCGGCTACGATGACCACAGCCAATGTGACCCCGACTACACCTGGAGCTATCCCTTTCAGTCTGGCCGACTTCGACCCGATGATCACCCCGGTTGTGCGCCGACAGCCCTTCATCCAGGAGCTCATCTCAGCCTCCCGTACCAATAAGACCCACGTGGTATGGGTGGAGCAGGCAAATCCCGATCCAGGAGCTGCTGCCAACACCGCTGAGGGTGCAGCAAAGACCCAGGGTGACTTCGACGTGGTGGAGCGCAGCTGCCCCGTAGAGAAGATGACCTACTACATCAAGGCAAGCAGGGAGGTTCTCGATGACCTTAGTGAGCTGCAGGCCCTGATCAACAATGAGATCCTGACTTTGCTCCGGCTTCGCCTAGATCAGCAGATCGTCTACGGAACCGGAGTGAGCCCACAGCTCAAGGGGATCACAGCTTTCGCAATCCCGGCCTTCGCAGCCGGCTCCTTTGCGACGGCAGTACCAAGCGCCAACATCTTTGATGTGATCCGTGTGGCAATAGCCCAGATCATGAGCGCTGATCCCAACGGACCATTCATGCCGAATTATGTGATCATGAATCCAATCGATGCGGCCCGTCTGGACTTGGCTAAGGACAGCACCGGAGCCTACGCCCTGCCTCCCTTCATTATGCCCGGAGGACGTACCATTGCAGGGGTACGCGTGATTGAGAACATCGGAGTGACAGCCAACACCATGATTGTGGGTGACTTCACCAAGAGCAACCTGCGCCTGCGTGAAGATGCTATGATCAGCATCGGATATGAGAACGATGATTTCACTAAGAACTTGGTGACCATCCTCGGTGAAATCCGTGCCGTGCATTACATTAAGACCAACCATCTTAAAGCCTTCGTGAACGTGACGGACATCGATGCTGCCATTGCAGCCATCCTGGCTCCGTAACCGGAAGAGGTCAAAAGTCAATAAACCAAGCCCTGGGAATAATATCCTGGGGCTTTGTTTTTTCGTTTTATCTTTGATCCCATGGCACAGCTAATAGCGCCCAGCGATTTCGGCGGATTTTTCGCTCTGGCGAAGAGCACCTTTAAGACCCCGGTCCTACAGGACTATATCGACCGCTACCATGACATAACCATCCGCAAACTCCTGGGCAAGGATCTGGGAAATTTATTCATTGCAGACATCCCTGCCTTTCCTACCCCAAGGCTGGCAACCCTGAATAACCCCTTCACCGAGCAGGACAATACGCTGATTCGTGAAAGCCGGGGAGTAAAGGATTTACTGCTGGCCGTTGTTTTTTATTATTACCATTTCGATCAACAGAATCAGAGCTCACAGAGCGGGGTGGCCAAGCGGGACGTGGAGGCCGGAATAGTCAACAGCCCGGAGAATGCTGCCCGATTTGCCGAGAAGAAGTGGAACGATATGATCGAAACATGGGAGAACATTCAATGGTATTGCAAAACCTTTGACCCAGCCATCTATCCAGACTTCAAAGGGGAACCGACCACCCCAAGATGGTCGGCAGTTCTATAAATCATTAATATGGGAGCAGGAGATATTGATATCTACAACAGCGGGAGCAGCTTGCTAATCGACAAACAAGGAACCGTCGAACAGATTTACATTCCAAAGGCTGGCACCAGCATAAGTAACAACGAGGGTCAGGTTTTCATCCAAACTGCTGACAATAAGAAATATACCTTCCCATATGGACTCATTACAACACCAACCTCAACGGACATCGATGACTTGGTAGATCAGTTGGAGGGCTATCTTGATTCCAATCCAATCACAGATCGTCTTGACTTAATTGATCAAGATTATAGCTTGCGTAATGGGAACAGCTACCGGGCAAGCCTCAGCCGGAACTCAGTCGCAGCTCCGGAGAATATGGCTCTTTTTAGAAATACTGGAGTAGGATATCTTCGGATCAAAAGCATTGATTTTTTCTTCAATGTTACCACCAGCATATCATGGGAGATCTACCTTAATCCAACGGTGACGGCTAATGGAACTATTCAGACCACGATCAACAATAAGACGGATGCTCCTGTGGGAGCAGCGGGAGAGCTTTATGATAGCCCGACCATTAGTGCTAACGGAACGCTCATCAGGCCATTCATAACCGACACAAATAGAAGATATTATTCTGATCAGGTTGTTCTTTTACTTGCTCCTGGTAATAGTCTTTTATTCCGCAGGCTTAGCGGAGGAGCCGGCAACGAATTCCGCTCCACAATCATTTGGGATGAAGTAACCCTTTAATAAAAGAGCTATGGCAAAAAAGATAAAAATTCAGGGAGTATCCTTGCAACTGGCACCAGGTGAAGCATCAGGATCAGTTGATTATACTTTTCCTGCAGAGAAGGAATTCCATGGAGTTATGATAGCCGTTGAGGATGCCATCTATGGAGATGAGATAGATCTTAAGCTAATCGTCCCGGTGGGTCATCCAGCCAATCCAGGATCGGAGGAAGTCGTGGCACATGACTACTCCAACAATGCCAAGCTCATAGCAGGAAATCAGAAGATCGATATCAACGTGCTTTATCGAGACGACCCAGCGGACATACCACAGGGCCTCATCCTTCGCTTTACCTTTACTGCCATTGATGCTAATGGAAGGAAGGTGCAGGCTTGGTATCGATTTAAAGAATGATCTACCGGGATGATATCACGGACCTGCTGGAGCAGGTAGTGG